TGTGGTTTATCATTTATGCTACCAAAATTAGACAATACAAAATTTGCAGAATTACAAGAATTATTAAATACTTGTATGATGGGAATTGCTATTGACACGAACGACAATGCTTTTGTTTTAGGTGTAAGTGAAAAATATGCAAACGAAGATGTTCCTTCAAAAAATCAAACATTCTTGAATTTAGCAAGTATGGAAGGTGGAACTGGAGCAGCTTATTCTGATGAAAGTGGTATTACAGTTAGCTTAATGGCAAGACAGTTTGAGTTACCAAGAAAATATATAGGTACAATTACTGTTGATACAGCAGCTTTAACTGCAACTACTGCAGCTTAATACTAATAAATAAGATAATATAGGTTTGGTTCTGCCTGTAAAATAACCTATACTATCTTTTTTTAATATGTGTGATTGTAATAAAAAAATTGTAGATTTATCACACTTAAAAATTTATAAAATTATGGCAACATACAAAGCAAAATTATCTTCTGGTAGAACTTACAAAGAAGGTTTTAAAATTTCTTGGGCATCAGCTACACAAGAAGAACTTGCTTATGCTTATGAAGAAGCAGGGCTTAGTAATTTAATAGAAAAAATAACAAAAACAAAAGATGAGTCAGAGAAAACAAGCAAGAAAAAGTCAAGTAAAAAAGCAGACTCTACAAAAGAGTAATACTTTTGAGTTTGGTGTTTTTGATTTAGCAGTACCACAAAGTGTAGAAGAACCACAAGACCTTTCAAAGGTTTTAACTAAGTACATACCTTTTGGTAACAACAATTTATTTCCACAATATTTAGCAGAATTAAAACGTAAATCTTCTACACACAGAAGTGTATTAGCACAAAAGACTGTGTTTACAAGTGGTGCTAAATTTGTAACAAACAATCAAGATATTCAAGCATACATAAAAGATGTAAATGCTAATAAAGAAACTTTAAGACAAGTTTATAAGAAATTAGCTGATGACTATTATACTTTTGGAAATGCTTATGTAGAGGGTGTTTTATATGAAGGTGGGGTAAACCTATACCATATAGATGCAACTACTGTTAGAATGGCTAAAAACAAGAAAGAAGTATATGTACACCCAGACTGGGCAAAGTACAATACAATGAAGGACAAAACACAAACTATACCTCTTTATCCTAATTTAAAAGGTAAAAGGTTTGTAATGCATTTTAAAGATTACGAACCAACATTTACTTACTATGGTTTACCTGACTATGTTGCAGCACTTGACCATATAGCTGTAGATTACGAGATAGGTAAATGGAATCACACTAAGTTTCAAAATGGTTTCCAACCTTCTGCTATTGTAGAAATATCAGGAGATATGGGAGAAGAAGAAGCTAAAAAATTAGTAAAAGAAGCACAGAAAAAGTTTGTTGGTGAAGGTAATAATGGCAAGATTATGTTTATTGTAAAGAATGGCGATACTTCACCTGCAAATGTTTCTATAATAAAAGATGACCAAGATGGTAGTTGGTTAGACTTACAAAAAATTACTGACCAAAACATAATTACAGCACACAGATGGCAACCTGCTTTATCTGGTATTGTAAGTTCTGGTAAGATGAACAACACAGGTAGTGAGATTAGAATTGCATATGACATGGCAATGACAACTGTAATTAAAGACACATCAGATTTATTATTAGATGGTATAAAAGATATACTTTTAAAAGAGATGGGTTTTGCAAGAGAAGAGTTATTAATACAGTACGAGCCACCAGTATCATTTGCAACTCAATTAGACCCTACTAAGATACTTACAATAAATGAGCAAAGAAAAATGTTAGATGAGGACTTCCCTATGTTAGAAGAGGGTAATATGTTCTTAACTGATAGAGAGCAAATTATTGTAACAAGAGATGATGACCAAGATGGTATTGGAGATAGCGAGAGTGAATTACAAGTAACAGAAGTTGAATCAGAAAACGAAGAACAATAAATATGGCAAACGTAAATCAATACATACCTTTAGTATCTGCAGGAGAAGTTATTAGTAATAGTTTTACAAATGCTAACACAGACCCTGCACTAATATCTGACAATACTATTTTGCTTACAGAATTAGCACACATAAAACCTGCTATTGGTAAAAAGTTTTATGAAGAGCTAAAGACACAACACAACAATGGCACTTTAACTACTGCTAATCAGACACTTATGGATGATTTTATGACTAGAACTTTATGTTGGTTTGTAAGGTTTGAAGTTATAAATGAGGTGCAAAGTAATAGTAGTAGTATGGGTATTGTACACAATGTAGATGAGTTTGCTACTATAGTAGACCCTTCAGAGCTTAATGCATATAAGCAAGACACATATAGAAAAGCAGAGATATACTTAAAAGACATGATTGACTATATGGAAGATTCTGACCAAAATGGTTTATACCCTACATATGAGTCTGATAGACCTGCAAGAGGATATGCTTACAAGAATCATGGTATTATTATGTATGATAGTATATACTCAAGACCAAGAACGTATAACTACAATAGTTGGAGAGATTTCTGTCCATGTGATGACTGTTAAAATTTAGAGATATGCCTTGTTACGAATGTGAAAATGGATTGTGGAAATTTGGAGAAACTGGCAAGTGTCAGTATGACTCTAAAGAATCGTGTGAAACTGCTAATAAAGACTATTATGCAAAGACATACAATGACTATCCACAGTCTGCAACTAACAATGCAAAAAGAGCTTTAAAGTGGGTAGATGAAAATGGTTGGGGTTCTTGTGGTACTGATGTAGGTAAAAAAAGAGCTAGGCAATTAGCAAATAGAGAAAGTTTATCAAGAGATACTATAGCTAGAATGGCATCATTTAAAAGACACCAACAACACAAAGACGTACCTTATGATGAGGGCTGTGGAGGTCTAATGTGGGACTGTTGGGGAGGTACGAGTGGAATTAATTGGGCTATTAGAAAGCTAGAACAAATAGATAAAGAAAAAAATATACTTGACATATTATTTAATAATTTTGTAAATAAACATGGCAGCTAACGAACACAAAAATTTAACTGATGTAAACAGACACAACCCAAAAGGTTTTGAGTCTGCAAGTAATGACACATTACTTAGTAAAACAGTTGGTACAGGAACAAACAATACTGATGGCAGTTTGCTATGGTTAAAAAAGAATGAAATAAAAACTGAATCTTTTGACATACAAGGTTATGTAACAGCATCTAATTCAAATTATTATTATGGTGCTAACATGACTGATGGTCAATCACCAAACGAATACAATCAAGGTTATGGTGCATCTACTGTTGGTAATGCAACTTTAGATGTAGGTGATTTTTTTAAAGTAAAATCAATAGTAATAAATAATGCTTGTACTTTAAAGAGCATATATTTATTAGCAAATTCTACTACAGCTTCTGTAGTTACTGTAGCATTATGCAAGGTAACTTTTGTTTCTGGAATACAAGACCCTGTAACACCTGCACTTTTAAATGAGATAAGTATAACAGGATTATCAAGCAATGATAAAGTAGTAGTAACAAGAAATTTAACTCCTGAAAGCTCTTTAGCTGCAGGTGATGTGTTGTTTGCTATGGTAAAATGCAGTTTAGCAGCAACATCATTTTTTAAAGTAGGAATTGAAGTAGGATATGACAATTAATAATAAAAATACAATGAAAGGAACAATTGAAGATACGATACAAGTGGGAATGGCAAATGCAGGAGCAATAGGTATATCTTTAGCATCAGTTAATGAGGTTTTAACGACTATATCTTTGCTAATAGCAATAGGATTCTCAATATATAAATTTACAAAAACAAAGAAATAATGGCGGATTTAGTAACGACTTTAACAGAGAGTGTAACCTTAAATGGTGCAATTAGAGGTACAACAAATAGTGTAACAACAACAGGTATAAACAATGTGTTTGAAAATATTGTAACTTGCACAAGTACACATACTACAGTATTAGCAGCTTTTGATTCTAACTCTTATGGTTCAGCAGTACAAATAGACAAAGAAAACGTAAGGTATATTAGGGTAACTAATTTAGACTCTACAAACACTTTAGAATTAGCAGTAGTAGGTGCAGCTACATTATATCAGGTTTTGCTAAAAGCAGGACAATCACATATTTTGTGTGCTGCAGATGATGTTATGTTGGCAGAAGCAGATACATCTCCTAGCTTTGGTACTATGGCTGATTTAACTAGCTTACAGGTAAATCCTGCTGCTACATTAGATGTAGAAATATTTGTAGCTAGTGTATAAGTATGGCTAAGATAGTATTTACTTTTAGAAAGAAGAAAAACAAAAAGAGGAAGGGAGTACATTCCAAAAATGCTAGTGTAAAACAGAATGGCTACAAAAAACCTAAAAGAGGACAAGGTAGATAATGAAATTTGAATACTTTAAGAAAAGTGAATTTGCTTGTAAGTGTGGTTGTAAAACTAATCATATTGACTTAGACTTTGTAGAAGACTTAGATAGAGCTAGGTCATATAGCAATATAAAATATAAAATAACATCAGGGTATAGGTGTCCAAATCACCCCCTGTCAAAACAAAACCCTACAAGCAGCCACATAAAAGGCATTGCTGCTGATATAGAATGTAAAGACAGTTATCAGAGAGCATTAATTTTAGGTGGTTTAGCAGAAGCAGGGTTTGTAAGAATTGGTTTGAGTAAGGAAGGAAATTTTATTCATGTTGATGCAGACCAAGATAAGGTACAGCCAGTTGTTTGGTTGTATTAATTACTAATTTAAATAAATAAAAATATGGAAATGTTAAAAAAGATGTTTAACTCAAAAAAGTTTTGGTATGCTGTATCGGCAGTATTAGTGCCATTTGCAGCAGCAAAATTAGGTTTATCAGAAGCTGAAGTTGAGAAGGTTTACTATGCAATACTAACTTTAATTTTAGGTCAGGGAATTGCTGACATTAAAAAATAATGAGTAAGATAGTAGATATGATAACAGGTAGCTTAGTTAAACAAGCTATCAACCCTATTACTGAATTAATAAAATCAGTATTAGAACTTTTCAAAGACACTAAGGGTAAGTATTCTTCTAAAAGAACTATAAGTGGTGTTTTAGTTATAGCTGCTAGTGCAGATATATCTTTAAATGGCATCACAATTATGAATTTGGGTTTAAGTTTTTTAGCAATCTTACCACTATTGTTTTCAGTATTTGAAAAAAATTGTGAAAAGAGCAATTGTAATCAGAAAAAATAATTACATTTGTGCTTCTATCAACCTATTCTGGTTGAATAATTGTTTTTAGTTTCAAGAGTGGGGTGTTAATAACATCCCATTTTTGTTTTAAAAGCACCAAATATTTTGCATACATTTAGCAAAACTAAAAATTACAAAACATGACAGAAAATAGAAAAGGTAAAAGACTAAGACTATCTGCTGAAGAAGCAGATTTAATATATGAGTTCAGAGGAACTGATGTAGATAACATAAATGGCAACACAGCACTAGACCTACATTTAAAGGAAAGAGGTATAGACAAGAAAGATGTGGTTAGTGTTAAGCATTGGCAAAGCATGAAGGGTGAACTAAGATTTTCTATAGTAACAAAAGAACAGTATGGTATTGCCGAAGAACAAATATTAGATAAAATAACAGACCTAATAGAAGACTACTCACCTACTTATAAAAAAATAGTAAGAGATAAAAACAGCAACCATCTACTTGTTGTCAATCCTGCTGACATACATATAGGTAAATATGCTAAAGAATTAGAAACTGGTAGTGCATATGACTGTGAAACTGCTGTAAATCGTGTTTTAGAGGGCATAGAAGGACTTTTGCAGAAGTCAGAAGGTTTTGCTATAGAAAAGGTTTTATTTTGCATAGGAAACGATATATTGCATATTGACAATGTATACAATCAAACAACAGCAGGTACAAGACAAGATGTTGATGGTAAATGGTGGGAGCATTTTGAGATTGCACTAATGCTTTATGTTAAATGCATAGAAATGTTAAGGCACATAGCACCTGTAGATGTACTGCATAGTATGAGTAACCACGATTATCAGTCTGGTTTTCATTTAGCTCATGCTCTGAAAAGTTGGTTTAGAAAAGATGATGATGTAAACTTTGATATTAGTGTAGCACATAGAAAATATTATCAGTATGGTAGTAATCTAATTGGTTTAGAGCATGGTGATGGTGCTAAGATGATTAACCTACCTCTATTGATGGCACAAGAGCAACCAAAAATGTGGGCAGATACAA